CGCGATGATCTCGGATTGCCTAGCGATTTCATTAATGGCTGCATAGATTCTTTTGCCTCCAGGAGTATCCTTAAGGCGCGCAATCTCAGCCTCAGCATCACGTAGTGCGCTGATTTCGACGACCTGAAACACTATTGCATTTCCGTATACCGCTTGTGACCTACATTCCTTGATTGCCGTAGCTTCATCCTCGTAAATGAAATATGACGACTTTGTCTCAACAACCCATATCTCCCTCGGCTTCGTCTGTGATGAGTCGCTCACTTCGCACCTTGCTTGTTTAGGAGTTTACTTGCGCGTTCAAGAAGTGCTCGCCATTCGTAGATATCGATACCCGTTATTTTGATCTGACTATCATACTTCACAATCTCAGAGAGTAACGATTCAGCGCTGTCTTTCTTGATCGGCTCGATCATGATTAGTCTGGCTTGGTGGGTGTCGATCTGTTTTTCCTCTTTGGTGCACCAAGAGTTTAGCCCGTGCGCTTGTGCGCCATAAACAACCTTACTCCGCTCGAGGATGAGTCCGTTTAGGAAGTCATATTTCTCTAGCCTACCCATTCCGTAGGTGCGCGCAATATCATCTTCAGTAAAGAAGTCACTCACCACCGCACCTCCGTAGTCATACATATCGCAATCATCGCCAGCAGAGATACGAAGGCCATGGCGTAAACTATTTTAGTATTGTCTGACATGCAGTTCTCCTTAAGTGCTCACTCTGACATTCACGACTACGAAATATCTTCTTCGATTTCGAGATCTTTAATCTATGCTTTAACTCTGAGGGCATAATGTTCCAGATGGCTCCACAGATACCGCACTTGGCCTTAGCCATTTTCTTTAATCAGCTGAAGAAGCTTGTCTGCAAATTTCGTGTATTCATTTTCGCGAGCTGTTAGGCGAGCGGCGGCGGCGGCGTCGTAGGCGTAGGCGTAGGCGTAGGCGGCGTCGGCGGCGTCGGCGGCGGCGGCGTCGGCGGCGTAGGCGTAGGCGTAGGCGTAGCCGGCGGCGTCGGCGGCGGCGGCGGCGGCGGCGGCGTCGGCGGCGTCGGCGGCGGCGGCGGCGTCGGCGGCGGCGGCGTCGGCGGCGGCGGCGGCGGCGGCGTCGGCGGTGTAGGCGTTACGCGCTTTACGTAATTTATCAAAGTTGATAGGAACTTTTCGCATTTCCGAAAGTATGTTATCGATGTAAATTAGTTTGTTTGGAAACTTTTTATGATCGAAATGTTCGCGCGCTGATTCGACAATAAAGATAAGCATTGGTATTTTTATTTTTTCTAAATCTTGTCCTGGCGTAATGGCTTCCAGAAACTCACGCGGCCATTCTTTTGATCTAGCCATTGGAAGACCTTCAAAGATTCTATCTTCCAGTCGTGCCATCCACTCCGGAATTCCTAATTCCGTTTCATAAGCCTTGTGATCAGACCCGTGAATCGTGCACCCGACAGCACAGCCCTTTTTGCCCGTCCAGTATTCGCCCTTGATCAATTCATCAGCTTTTTGATGAGCTATCACTCGGTTCAAATATTTATCTTTAATTTCTTGTTTGTTAAAATATGCTTCCATTATGCCACCTTCTCCAATCGTTCTGCTAAATAAGGTCTTTGCCAGGAACCTTTCCATATTTCTAAATCAAAAGGTGGACTTTTCTTCCAGGCCTTTAATCTTTTTTTATAACCGGACGTCTCACAACCTTTTGCCTCACAATAAACAGAAAACTAACTACCACAAAAATGAATGCTAAAAAAGTTAAAAGACGATCAATCATCTTAACCTCACTTTCGGGAAGTGGGGAATCTGTACACCCATAGCTTGAAGGAGAAAAAGAATCATGTAGACCGCCACAAGTGCCACGATGATACTTCGAAGCGACGGCGGCATCGAGATGCGGTAAGCTAGCTGATAGATGAAACCACAAACTCCTACAGTAAACAAAAGCTCAATTAGATTCACGACAAAGCCCCTCTTGATTTAATGGCCGCTTCAATCGCGGGCCAAAGTGTTTCGAAATCGATTTGCGCAGCCACACAAGCACCAACTTGCGTTTCGAGCACCAAACAAAATGACGGCTTATTATCTATGGACCCGTCTGGAATGACGTGAATTTCAACTGGCCTGATTTCTGAGACGACAGGAAGGTAGAGTTCAATTGGTGAGGAGGCCTTCCAAAGATAGGTGGGGCATTCCGGGTGGTCAGAGACGACCGTGCGATTATGTGAAGCTTTCATTTAGGCCCTATCTGGAAGCGGAGGCGGCCCGCTCCCTGGTGGCCATGCAGGCCCTGGGTTTTTGTTTCGCTCAGCCATTCCGCGCCAAAACTCGACGTCCTTTTTAAGGTCGCGAATTTCCCCATCGTGAATAAACCCAGCCCAATCGCGCCCGGCGTACATGCCTAAACAAAATAGAATTATGCCGCCCGCGAGCATTGCCAAAATCATCGACGGCGTCTCTTCCACCATTTGATGGTGTCGTTTCCGACGTACCCGGCTAAGACTCCTACCAATATTGATTCAGGTCCGAAGGCCAAAGCCCATGCCTGCCAGATTTTTATCGGACAAATGTTTATCATTTCTTTCCCGTCTCGTTAGGACGGCAAGCCGCCCGGCCCTCTTTTTCAGCCTTTAGATTTTCAATGTAGCGGAGCAAATACCAAGCCGCTTTGTCTAAGTCCTCTATCAACTTGGCGGGGTCTTTACGGCCTGCGCGGCTTAGATACTTTACAGTGTTGCCAATATGATAGCCGAGCTTTTGGTCTTCAATAAATTCAATGACTTCGATTTTCCCGAAGTTGTAGTGGGGCGGGTGGTTCACTAAATCTTTACTTGGAAACATTTTTTCAAGGTCTTTTTTAGCAACCCCTTCGTAGTTATTATGATCCTTGTCATACGGAAACTTCTCAAAAGTAAGTTTCCATTCAGGAGGCAAAAATCTAGTAAGATCTATGACCAATTTTTCAGTCGGCGGAGGGTTCATTTCTATCGTTAACACTCTATGAATGATGTCTTCGGTAACTCGAAAGCTAGCAATATCATGCTTTTTTAAAATTCGAAGAATGTCCTCTTCTAAACTCATTGGGTCACCTTTGTTGTTCTTCGGGTTGCGTTATAGTTAGGAGTCTTTGGCTTCAACGGGTCTTTTTGAATCACTACGTTGACCGTTCTCGTTGTCTCGATGATTCGCTTTTCTAAAGTGCGCTGACGAACCACCAACGTCTCAATCTCTTTATGGAGTTTGTCGTAAACGGCCTCAAGCTGATTTAGTTTTATGCTGTAGTCGGCGAGCTTATTCTTGGTGAATAAAATCTCATTGTCCTGCCTTTTAATACTCCCGAAGTAATTTTCTGAGGCCTGGAAATATTCCACGGCTCGGTCTCTAACGGTATTCATATCCCTACGTAAAAGTGCGACTCTCTCATCGTCCCTCAATCCGTAAACAATAAGAGCTAGTGCGATTGAGATGACAACTACCGATAAAATATAGATGATCATAACTTATCCTTTCAAATGGCTGGGTTGGTAGGGCTCGAACCTACGACCACACCGTTAACAGCGGTGGGCTCTTCCAACTGAGCTACAACCCATCAGTGATGCGCTAAAAGTAAAGACCGAATTTCTACTACGTTGCGTGGCCCAGAGTTTTTAGGAACGGGCACGTCGTATCGGTCGGGTAGTGACTCCCTGTTAGCGCATCACTCAAAAGTTCAATCGCGTTCGAAAAACTCAAAGCGCGCGCACGCGGAGTGTGTGACGTCCCGGCGCGCACGCTTTGATGTAAACTAAAAACGCTCAACCACGAACATCTTAGTTTTTAAGCAAAGTCTTCATCAACATCGTCGGCATTATCATCGCTACTCATAGCTCCCGCGTTTACAGGCGAAAATACTTGATCGGCCGATTTCTTACCACCAAATGATTTGCCGTCGCGAAGTTTTTGCACATGATCTAAAATAAATCCAACGCCCCTTTTGCCCGCAAACTCCCATACATACGCATAGACGTAAGCACGAGCGTAGCAACCCGGGTAAAAATCACTCGGCTCTAAAATAGGTTGCACGTTCTCGTCCACTACGCCTGGACGCTGGTCTTCATTCGTTGAAGCCTTAATAGCCCAGCACCCTTTATAGCCGTCTTTATCGGCGTGCTTTGGGCTATCGCCGTCAACTACGGGCGACTCAAGATCATCCGGCCAACTATCTTTGTCAGCTCCGAACTTTGCAATCTTGGCCTCTTTGATTGCGTTTTTAATTGGTGATAAATCAGAGTTCTTTGGAAAAAGCATCGTGACTGAAAACTTAGGCTTTCCCCCTTTAAACGCGTTCGCCTTAAAGACGTGAGGGTAGCTCACTCTGAATTCAGGTGTTAGTAGTCGTGATTTCTCTTTATCTGCTTTTGGCGCTTTAGCTGCCATGTTCTCCCCTTTTTCGGTTTTACCGTTTTTGTTTATGCGTTACCAATAGTGTCGTCATCAGTGTCAAACTCTTCGGCATCTTGTTCATAAGCAGGTTCATGCGCATCATCGGATGCGTGCACTTCTTCCCCTTGCGTTTCAAGACCGTTATCAATTGCCGAAACAGGCAACTCATCAGTAGAAGTTCCCAACTCCTTTTTTGGAGCGGCCTTCCCTGGCTTTTTTGCGCCACTCCGCCTCGCTTTTAAGACCTTTTTCTTTGACGAGACTTTCTTCTTGGATTTCGATTTCGCCTTGACTGACGATTTTAATTTTTTCTTTGCCATCATTTCCCCCTATAGGATTAGTTTTAAAAATCTCAATTGCTTTCTCAAATTTGGCCTCCCTCTTCAATGGGCAGATTGATTTCGCACGGCAAAAATAACACCAAGAACCTTCCTTATATTCCGGCTTGTTCTCAACTCGCCATACGGCATCACGAAAAACTTTAACGTAAGCTTTCAGTTCGTCAATGGTTATGTCCCAAAAAGTTGGGCCATCGTAACCCTTGATGCGCGGCTGAATAATCCAAAGTCTTACCGTCTGAAAGTTCCACTGGTACTTGGCTGCGAGGCCAAGCCCGTAGAAAATCATTTGAAGGTTCTCTTTGGCACTCACCGCGTGACCAGCACCATATTTAAAATCGAAGACGTGAAGAGTTCCGAAGTGGTCGAGCACTGCGCCGTCGAAGGTTCCAAACATTTCAGGATGAATGAAATCTAGATAGACGCGCGTTTCGACCAGGACTTCAGCGTTTAGCTCGGCCCCTTTTTTAAGCATGAAATGAGCAGCGTCTCTCGCGTGAGTGTACATTTCAGACCTCGGCGCAGAAACAAACGCACCAGCCGTATTGGGACTTAAAAGCTTAAGCATCATCTCTTCTAACAGCTCGTGGGCCTTAGTCCCCTCTTCGGCCCACACGCTTGTCTTATCGGGCTGCCCTTCCGACGCCTCGACAGAGGCGCTACATTGCGTCCAACGTTCGGAACCACTCGCCGAGAACTTAGAATGCGCCCTTCCCCCATGCTTCATTATCCGTCTTCTCTTTCAAATGAGCCAAGCTCCGCCGGTAGCCTTTGAAGTTGCCCGTCCCGAAGTGCTTTCCCGATCCACATGTAGGCCTCTTCTAACTTTTGAAGCGCCAAGATTTTAGGCGCCCCTGGGTCAAGGGCCTCAACGTGAATGGTGAGCTCGGTGAACATCGCCTTAAAGCCTTGTTGGGCCGCTAACGCGATGTCGTCGTACTTTACGTAGTCATACCGTCCGGCCATTAGATAGCCATCGCTTCAATCACGGCAGCGTAATCACCAGGATCGATTTCAGTAATGCTTTCTGTCTTGAACTTCTTTTTCAAGATTGAAAGAACCTGTTCGCGACCTTTTTTACCGCCTGCACGTGCTCTTGCTTTACAGGCGTCGTTCACTTCCGAGACCGTAACTTTTTTAGCTTTCTTTGTAGTCACGAAATCGTCTTCATTAGTCGTTGTCCCGGTTTCTTCAACTTCAGTTTCTTCGTCTTCATCAAACGTCGCCGCAGCCCTTTTTGTGCCCGTAGCCGTTTTCTTAGTCTCGAAGTCTTCGCCCGCCTGGTCCGTATTAATTGTCGTTCTTGTTTTTCGAGTGGTCTTCTCTTCGAGCGGCGAGCCGTCTAAGTTATCCGCAAACGCTCTTAAGTGTTTCACTAGGTCAACGCGGTTCTTACCCGTCACTGATACTGTGATTTGATTTTCCGTTGTCATATTTGTTCTCCTTGGTTTTGCCTTTCGGCGGTTATTTATATAGTCTCGTTCTTTCTCTCGGGACAAGCCCTGACTCCTCACGCGTTAGCGGCCTTGTAAGCAAAATCTTTTCAACCGGCCAACCTTGTTTGAAGCGCGTGTAGATGGTTGAGCGATCTAGTTTATAAAGCTTTGCCCACTGGCCAAGACTTTTTGTTTCGCCCTGATAGGCGAAATAGATAACGGGCCTCGGATTGTTCATTTCTTCAAAGCCTTTTTACGGCGTTTTCGTTTAGCTCGGTTTTTCTCTCGGCGTCGACTTCTACATCATAACTTGGCCACGCCAAGGTTTGTTTCAGCTTCATTGTCCCCATTACCCGATCACCTCTTTCACATTCTTGGCCTTGGTGAAGACCGCGTTTAAAACAGTTTCGTCAATAGAGTTCGGCACCACAACGTAATCGCAGCGCACAGAATTCTGTGCACTTCCTTTACGCGAAGCTCTTTTCTCGCACTGACGGTTGAGTTCATCAGACCACGAGTACTCGGCGAAAATAACTCTGTTGGCTCGTTGAAGGTTAACCCCACGCCCCATCGCATGAATGTTGCCGACAATGATTCGAGTAGCTCCGCTTTGAAAAGCGTCAAGTATCTTTTCTCGTTCTTTTTGAGGGACGCCGCCCATGACCAAGCCGGGTCGGTAAGACTTAAGTCGATTTGCAATTTCCCAACAGACCTCCCGGTGCCAAGCGAATATAAGTAGAGCTTCATTTTTGTCGTCATGACGTTCCTTTACGTAATTCACCACCCAGTCAATTTTTGATATTCCAATTTGGTGGCGAAGCTTTGCTAGGTCCCCTTGGCTTTTTTCTTCATTCAAGTCGTTTAGATTTATTCGTGAAACATATTTCTGCTCAAACGCTTTCGTAGTGAGCGCATTTTCATTCATAAAGAGTATTGAGCGTAGCCGCTCCGGGTGGTGAAGCTCGTTCTCCCCCACTACGTGCATAAATCTCTCTTGAAGCCTGAGACGTAAGTTAAACTGATTACTCGCACCCCGGTAGTCCCAATCAAGTTTGAACTTATCGGCGATGAATCTGCCTGCGCAGTATTTAACTCCGAACTCGTGCATGGTCATACAATCGATCGCCTCGGGGTCCATTGCGATTGTTGGCGCCCATAACTCCATTGGCCGGTTAGGCATTGGTGAGCCATCGAGTAAGACCGTGTGGCGGGCTTTTCCGATAAGCCCTGAATATAGACGGGGCCCGTTTTGACCACCAAATAAAGCCTTCGTTCGCTCCGATGCCTGCTCTTTAAACCTCGAAGCCTCGTCAACGGCCAAAAGCTTGATGGGTAGTAGTTGTAAGTGATCGTAAACCCAGGGCTTCGTAAGCATCGAGTCCGGCACTACTATGAAGTCCGAGCGCCAGTCGACTTCGTTTTGTTTGTCTGATGTCGGGATGATTGTTATGCTCGGCCAAAAATCAGCCCACTCAGTCCATTTAAGAACTTCGCGGGCCCAGTTAACTGTCAGTGTGGGAGGGACGATGAAAACTGTCTGGCCGTGGCCATGGGCCATTAAAGATGCCACTATCGCTTGGGCGGTCTTACCGGCGCCTGGTGCATGAGCGAGGTAAGACCGCCTGCGAGTCAGTATCCAGTGAACCCCATCTTTTTGGTGAGTGTCTAGAAAAATCGGGAGCTTTTGCGAAGGGGCGTCATACATCCTGTTGAGGGAGCGTTTAAATACTTTTTTAGCTTTCTCGTCAGCGTTACGCCTGAATCGCAAAGCCCCCTTAAGATCTAGTGTTGTACGTCGAGCGCCAGACTGCTGAAGAATAAAATTGCCGTGCTCAAATGTTAGTCTGCTCAATCCCCACCCGCTTACTGTCTTTTCCGCGTCATTTATTTTTACTGTTTGAATTGCCATAAAACTTTAGTCACTATTTATTGTCAAATAAAAATACGGGGGGTCACACAACGATGAGTCGAAGACAGAAATCACTCAAGGCTTGGATTGATGAAGTAGGAGTAAACCGCATAGCTCAAGCTTTTTGCTTGGAGCGGTCAACAGTTAGAAAATGGCGCGAGGGGACACAGATTCCTAAAGCACTACATATGGCTTTGATCGTTAAAGTAAGTCGTGGTGCAGTGACTTACGATGCGATGATTGAACCTTGGGCAAAGAAATTTCCCATGGATGTTCAGTCGATATGAGTCAACCTAACATTCTACTCGAGGCTCGGAGGCTGTATGACCTCGGATTTGCCATAATATGGCTGCACCCAAATGGCAAACGCCCTATTGAAAGCGGTTGGACGACTGGTCCTAGAACACCATGGCAAGACTTAAAAAAGTCTTACCGCGTAGGAAATAATGTTGGAGTCCGAACGGGGACTGCCTCAAAGATAGGCAAACACTATTTAACCGTAATCGACGTTGACATCAAGAAACCTGAATTCGAAGCGAAAGCTTTAGCAAAAGTAAAAGAGTTGGTGGGGTTGGCCCGTTGTCCGGTCGTTTATTCGGGTTCAGGCAATGGCTCGCGTCACTTTTACTGCTTAAGCCCTAAGCCCTTTAAAATGATCACGGCTCTAAAAGAAGAGGGCGGCGAAGTCTGTATATATAGTGAAGGCCGGCAAATGGTACTGCCCCCCTCAAAGACCGTAAAGCCCTACAAGTGGGCGTGGCAATTAGATCATGTGGACATGCTCCCCGAGGTCCAGTTTGAAATACCTGCGGCTGCGCCGAGCGCAAAACCTCTGGCGAATCCCGAAAAAGCGATCGACGTTGTTTTTAAAAGTGTTGACCTTGATTGGCTCCCTATCTCTGACGCTGTTCGTGATGCAATTCTTCTAGGCACAAATGTTGAAGACCGCTCAGGATATTTACTCCAAGCGACGACGGCCCTTGAGTCAGCAGGCCTCACACGTGATGAAATCCTATCAGTCCTTACAGACCCAAACACCTTTTTAGGGAAATGCGCCTATGACCATGCAAAAACGAAAGATCGGGCGGCGGCGGCGGGATGGCTGTTCAAGTACACCGTCGGCAAAGTTCTTAAAGAGAGATCGGCGGAGGCAGCTTTCATCGGAGCGCCAAAACCAACGCCGGGCCGAACGCTTAGCGAGGCGGAAGTCACAAAGCAGAGTAATGAAATGGCTTCGGACCTTGATTGGCGCAGAGATTTAGTTAGAGGCGGAAAAGAGGGAATGGGCCCACCTATTTCGTCGATTCAAAACGTCGTTCTTATTTTGACCAACACGGTAGTCCCTGATTTAGTCAAGCACAATGAATTCGCTTTGCGCGACACCTACACAATGAACGTGCCTTGGGGGCCTAAAGAGGGCGCCCTCGTCGGCGATACCGACGTACCACGCATCATCTACTGGCTCAGCCAACATTGGCGGTTCGAACCGCCTGCAAGAGTCATAGAGGGCGCCTTAACGGTCATGGCGCTCAAGAACAGTTTTGACCCTGTAAGAGACTGGCTCGACGCTTTACCTAAATGGGACGGCGTTAAACGGCTCAACCGGTGGCTCGTGAATCACTTCGAAGCTGACGGCGACCCCGTTTACTTGGCCCAAGTGTTTGAGAAATGGATGTCAGCTATGGTGCGGCGGATATATGAGCCAGGCGCCAAATTTGACTGGATGCCCATTTTCGAAGGCCCGCAAGGGGCCGGCAAAAGCTCGTTTGGTCGACTGTTGGTTGGTGATCAATACTTCGTCGATTGGCTTCCGAATCTTGCCGATAAGGACGCAGGGCTCAGCCTTCAAGGACGTTGGTCGGTCGAAATGGGCGAGCTGTCGAATTTTCGTAGAACTGAGCTTGAGACAATCAAAGCTTTTCTCACAAGGACGGTTGACAAGTTTAGACCACCTCACGGCAAGAAACTCATCGACAGTGCGAGACGCTGCGTATTTTTCGGAACGACGAACCGTCAAACCTACTTGATCGATGACACCGGCAATCGCCGGTTTAAGCCGGTCAAGGTCGGAAGTCTTGATTTCGAAGTGCTGCGCGCGGAACGGGAGTTGCTGTTTGCGGAAGCAATCCACCTTTACCGCACAAAATACAATACCGATTTGGCGTATGAGCTGACGGGCCAAGCGAAGGTTTTTGAGGCGATCATCCACCAACAAAAGTTGGTTGAAGACGAGGCCGATGTCATGTATTTGGCCATGCAAGATTTCCTTCAAAAAGTCGACTCCGGAGATGCCCAATTTGACCGTGAAAAGTTCCGCATTCTAGAGCTTTTTCAGGGTGTGGCCCCCCTGGCAAAATGGCCTCAAACGCAGCGAAATATTATGTTTGCAGGCAAAATGCTCAAAAAATTCGGCGGCGAAAAAAGGCATATTAAAGGCTATGTTTATTGGCGGATAGCTCAGGGTGATACCTTTTCCACCAAAGAGGTCACCCTTGATTTCTACTAAATTACAGGTACTTAGGTACTTAGGGTGTAGGGTGATACCTTGTTGTAGTAAACTCTTATCATTAAGTATTATAAGCGAAAACGGAAAAGCGCGCGGCGCCCGCGATGCGCACGTACTGCGCCCGCGTAAGAATTGGCGATATGGGCCTCACCCCACACCCTGGCCGAAAATGGAGTTTTTAAAATGGAGTTAAAGCAGGCGGATTTTAAGACATTGAAGGCGTTCAACAAAGCGCGCGACAGACAGGTCAAATTGAACGAAAAACGGATTGCTGAAAGGGACGAGTCAAAGCGGCTCGATTTGGCGACACCAAATGAAGACGACATCAAGAAAATCAAAAAGGCGTTACGGCAAGTTTGGTCGTGGTCGCATTCGCGCAGGCTCGTTACTAAACGTTGCGACCTTGGTGAGGGTTACTCACGTTGCGAGAAGTGTAAAAAGAAGTGCCCTAAGATCTTTATCGATCATATTGAGCCAGTGGGGACGTTCGATAAGAACTACATCGACCGCTTGTTCGTGCCGTCTAAGCGAATGCAGGGACTTTGCGTAAATTGTCACAAAAGTAAGACCAAAACGGACTTGGCCAACATAAAACGGTCCAAGACTGACGTAGGCGATTTCTTCTAAAATAAAAGGTATATACAAAAGTATATACCTCTTGATTTATGTAACGCTCTTTGTTATTCTATGTGAGCAGTAACAAAGGACGAAACAAATGCAAAAGGCTTTAGAAATAGTAATTCAAACGATGGCTGAGTACGAATCAGCGCTAGATGCACTTCGCCTCAAATATGACGAAACTGATTCTAACCACCCGATGGTCCAAGTAGTGATTGCTCAAGACATAGCTCTTGTTGCCGCTAAGCTTGATGCGATGAAACATCTCTACAAAATCTTAGGCGGCGTCTAATGAAACTACTCATCTTGGTTTCATCGGTTTTAATTTTCGTAGCCTGCGGCTCGTCAGGCGGCAGCGGCGCTTCCGCTTCAAGAGCAGCTCAGCCGTCCATTACGCCAAGTTCAACGCCTGCTCCGAGTCCGGCCCCAAGCCCTGCGCCTGCACCGGCTCCTGCTCCAAGTTCAACGCCTGCACCGGCTCCTGCACCGAGTCCGGCCCCAAGCCCTGCACCTGCTCCAACAACGCTTTCTTGCATTGGTGATAATCCAGTTTCGTGCACGGGCGGCAATCTCGGAAGCTCCACTGTGAATCTTGATCTTGATGCAATCTTTACCGGGAACAATCCACAAGAGGTTTTACAAGCGATTGTAACGGTCAGTAATGTGGACGCGAACTCGAATTCGGTTTGCGCTGAACCGTCAGGCTGCTTTGAAAACAGCGTTTGCATATACGCAACGATTTGGATAGTAGGTACATCGGAAACGTTTAGTGTCGTGAGCTGCGGTAATACCGTTAGCAACGCTCGAACCTTGGTGGACGAATGACCGACTACTATAAAAAGATTCCGCTTAACGTGTTGACTAGAATTCTTTGTCGAAAGTGTATGAGTGATCTATCTGAGGCGATTCATACGGGTAAAGGTTTTCAGCCTTGTCTCGCTTGTATCGGTTCAGCGGCTAAATGGAAACGGGAGAGCGAAAAATGATCAAAGACGAATTCTACTTCCAGGCGCTCGAGCATTTAAGCGGCGGAAATTTTATTTATTGTTGCATGAAGCTTCGCACTTGCGACGGATCGATGCCAACAACGTTTGGAGTTATTAAGCCAGAGAACCCGTGCCGAATTCATTTAATGGTGAGAGATGAGGGCGGCAAGCCGGTTTTCGGTGAAGAGTTTGTTGAGTTTGGATCGATTGAAGCATTGCTTGAAGCCGGATGGGACGTTGATTGAGAGACATCTTTGAACGCGCAGGCTTTACTAAAAAGAATTATGAAGTGACGGCATTGGTGCTTGCGGTTATTGTTACCGTCAGTTCGGATGCGAACACAAAGTTGAAATGTGGTCGCGCTCTTAAGGGCCTTCGAAAGCTCCGAGCACTTGTGAAAACAAAACCAAAGGGAAAAGTAAAATGGCGAAGAAAGCAAAAGCGCAGGCAGTCAAAAAATCGAAAGCGCGTAAGACGGAAATTGTGAACCTCAAAGTGACTTCTCAAGAGAGGGGAGTTCTTAACGCGCTCGCTAAAAAACATGCTGGGGGAAACATTTCTGCATGGCTGCGTCATTCTGGACTCAACTACCGCCCCGGTAAGACCGAAATAGTTCCGTAGTCACACCTACAGACCTCGAACGGGAAATACCCATGCCCCGTTCGAAGGTCCTCCTAAACCGCCCGGTATTTTTTGCCGGTAATATTTTCCTTGTGAGACTGCCCGCGTTATCTCTACCTTCGGGGAATGGCCAAGCTTTCAGACCTAAATCCTAATCCAAAAAATCCCCGATCCATCACTGAGCCGAAGTTAAAGGCCCTTCAGGCGGCGCTGGTTGAGTTCGGCGACCTTGGTGGGTTTGTATACAACCGAAAGACGAAACAACTCGTGGGCGGGCACCAGCGGCTTAAGCTTTTTGACGCGAACGCGCCCATAGTCCTTGAGAAAAAGTACAATAAGCCAACCAAAACCGGAACGGTCGCTGAAGGCTTTATTGAACTTAAAGGCGAGCGTTTCAAGTACCGCGAAGTCTTATGGGATTCCATACGTGAAAAGGCCGCAAACATCGCGGCCAACAAAGGTGCAGGCGATTGGGATAATAAACTCTTGACCGAATGGTTCAAAGAAATCGACGCGCTCGATTTCAATCTGGATTTGACAATGTTCGATGAGAGTGAACGCGAGAAATATTTAGGTAAAGAGTCAAAACCGGGGCTGACCGATGACGACGAAATACCTGACGAGGTTAAGCCGCGCGCACAGCTTGGGCAAATATGGCAACTTGGCAATCACCGGCTCATGTGTGGGGACAGTACTTCGTTAAGCGATGTTGAACGGCTAATGAAGGGCGCGAAAGCGGACATGGTATTTACCGATCCTCCCTATGGCGTCTCATACTCTGGAGGGCACAATCAAAAGAAGAGAAAAGGCATAGAGAATGACTCCCTCGAAGGCGAGTCTTTGACTAACCTATTTCAATCATCCCTTCAATGTGCTTACGGAGTCGCAAACGATCATGCGGCATTTTACATTTGGTATGCGAACGGCAAGGCAGTCGAAACATTCGCGAGTTTTTCTGGATTGTCGCTAACGGTAAGAGCCGTTATCTGTTGGTATAAAGTGAAGTCTGGCCTTGGTGCATTCATGTCGCAATACATTCCAAACTATGAACCCTGTATCTATGCATTCAAGACAGGATGCTCGCCGCAATGGTTTGGGCCGACTGATGAAAAGACCGTTTGGGAACTAAAAAAAGAACAGAAGAATGAATTTCATCCAACGCAAAAGCCGACAGCCTTGCCTGAGAGAGCGCTCACCAACTCAAGCAAGCAGGGTGATGTGATCCTGGACTTATTCGGCGGCTCGGGATCAACCCTAATCGCCTGCGAGAAAACAAACCGCAAATGCTTTATGATGGAACTAGACCCACACTACTGCGATGTCATTGTCACGCGGTGGGAACAGTTTACGGGCCAAAAGGCAAAGTTGTTAAACAACAAATTGGCAACTAATGGCAAATAAGAATATTAAACCACGTTGGAAAAAAGGCCAAAGCGGCAATCCGAAAGGCCGACCACCCGATAAACTGGGAAAGGTTATGCGCCAACTTACCGCTGAAGAGTTTGCCGAGATTGCGAACATGATCATCAAAGGCTCGATCAAAGATTTACGCGCGATTGCTCAAGACGATTCGCTCCCAGCACTAAAGGTCATGATTGCGGCCACGGCTGTGAAAATCATTTCACGCGGCGATATGAATGCACTCGACACACTCCTCAATCGATTGGTGGGTAAAGTGAAAGACCATATGCAGGTTTCGGGTATCGCTGAGGGACCGCAAATCATTTTAACGATGGCTTCAAACGGCAAAGAAAAACCAAAAGGGGAATAGATGTCGATCATTCAAAAATCAACGCACGAGCCGCTTAACCCTATCTTAGGCACAGTCACTATTCCGGCAATGGAATCACCGACGTTTCGTTATCTCTTGGCGCAACAAAATAAAACCACAAAAAATGTTTTGCTCGTAGCCCCTTACGCTTTGGGCGACTGCATTTGTGCCGAGCCTGCGATTCGGTATGCAGTAAACAATTTCGCTGGATGTAAGGTTTCGCTACTAACGGCGTTCCCCGAACTCTTTCAGCATTTGGAGTTAGAAAAGGTTTATAACTCACGTGAAGGAAATCCTAATTGGGACGACTACTATGTTCTAAAAGGTTACTACGCGGCTGATGAACTCCAATCCGAATTCACCCACAACTTCAATATGCAAATTGGTGACTACATCGCGACTTGTCTTTTCAAAGGTCAGATTCCGGTAAAAGATCGCAACATCGTTTTAAAGCCCTCAGTCAATTCGTTATCGGCCCAACAAGTTGTGGTTCATCCGGGAAAACATTGGGTTTCAAAAACTTACCCTAAGCGTTGGTGGGATGCGATTCTTACAGGGCTTATCGGTCAAGGGGTTACGCCTGTTATTATTGGCGCAACCGTTGAAGACGGCAAACGTGGAACGGTTGATGTCGATGCCACTAATTGTTTAGACCTTCGAAATAAACTCTCAGTTATGGAATCAGTTTCTCTAGTGCAGACTGCGCAAGTGGTTCTCACAAACGATTCAGCACCTCTTCATATGGCGGCGTCAGGGGGTGCGTGGATTGGTTATTTCTCAACCGTCAGGCACGAAGACTTCACCAAGCATTGGCGTGCCGATGAGTGGGGCATAAATCAATTTGGTCATAGGATGCATAACTTCGCTAAAGGAACTATGTGGCAAACGACCGATGTAAGTCCTGCACGTAATGGCGCGAAGTATGATGTCATCGACGAGAAGACTTTAATGTCGTGGCTGCCTGAACCTGTTGATGTCGTCAAATGGACTTGCGGGTTATTATCTGGGCGCGCCTAACCTTGAAAACGTAGTTCGTTTAGGCCCTCAAGAGGGGCCGCAGTCTGCATTCATCGGATGCGAAGCTGATATTGCTATCTACGGGGGAGCTGCGGGCGGCGGCAAATCCTTCGGACTTCTACTTGATCCACTTAGACATTGGGATAATGCAGATTTTGGTGGAGTCGTATTTCGTAAGACCTCAGTACAGGTGCGTAACGAGGGCGGTCTTTGGGATGAGTCGATGAAACTCTACTCCCTTTTTAAAGCGCGTCCACGTGAGGCGGTCTTAAGTTGGCAGTTTCCACGCGGCATGAGTATGAGCTTTTCAAACCTCGAGTATGAAAAAGACGTGCTCAACTACCAAGGAGCACAGATACCTTGGATCGGGTTTGATGAGCTGACGCACTTTTCTGAGAACCAATTCTTTTACATGCTTTCACGTAACCGTTCTACATCAGGGGTGAAGCCTTGTATCAGGGCCACTTGCAATCCAGATCCAGATTCTTGGGTTAGGAAGTTTATCTCTTGGTGGATTGGGGAAGACGGGCTTCCGATCAAATCTCGTTCGGGTGTGCTTCGCTACTTCATTAGAATCAATGATGCGATCGTGTGGGCTGATTCTAAGGAAGAGATTTATAAAGCGTACGGAAGCGGCCCCGGGATACAGCCTAAGTCGGTTACGTTCATTGGCGCTAAACTCGAAGACAATAAGATTTTAATGGAGAAAGACCCAGCATACGCAGGCAACTTGTTAGCACTAAACCGTGTTGATCGTGCCCGGCTTAAAGACGGCAACTGGAATGTCCGGGCTATTGCCGGAATGATGTTTCAACGTGAGTGGTTCACTGTCGTTGATGCAGTGCCTGCGGGTTGGGTACAAGCGATTCGGTTTTGGGACCGGGCGGCAACTCGTCCAAGCGAGAAGAATAAAGACCCCGATTGGACAAGGGGACTCAAACTTTACAAATATCCGGATGGCCGCTTTTGTGTCGTCGATATCAAGTCTTTACGTGATACGCCGGGCCAAGTGGAAAAGCTCATCAAAGCAACAGCTTCGCATGATTCCGTTTCAGTAAAGGTAATGTCGCAACAAGATCCAGGCAGTGCTGGTGTTGCGGAAGCTGAGAACTTTATCAAGATGCTCGCAGGCTACTACGTTCAGGTAATGACGACGTCGAGAGATAAAGTAACGAGGGCTAAACCTGTTTCGGCGCAGTGCGAAGCAGGCAACATCATGGTGCACAGGGCTTCGTGGAACGATGAGTTTTTCGATGAACTCGAAAATTTTAGTGATAACGACAAAGAATATGCTCACGATGACATTGTTGACGTTTTATCGGGTGCGTTTAATGAGCTAAGCGGGGGCATGTCGCTAGCTGACGTTTTGTAAGGGGGAGTTTTGGAATCAGCATACATCGATGACATTGATGATTTGATAAACAGCGCGAGTGTTCTAATGGACGAAATCAAAGTCTATCTAGATCAAAGTAACAGAAATAACGATCACACTCAGAGACTCGTTGAAATGGCCGACGAACTTGTTGAACAGCTTTGTGTAGAAAAGGAAGAGGCTCATGAGCAAAAAGTATAAAAAGCCTGGAAGTACAGCGGCAGACGCAGAAATCAAAAACGAGCTGATCGTCATTCCAACTCTCACCAATGGTTTTTCTGAAGCCATCGGCTTTAACGGCCCGGGCATCGGAGGCGGCATAAACCCATTTGGTTTCACAGGTAACCAAACCGTATCGGAAACCGATACGGCCTTTGAGAACTTACGTTGGTACTTGGTTTCGAACTTTCGCCAACTCCTCTCGCAGCTCTTCGTTGAGATTGGTTTAGTTAGAACCATATGCTGCGTACCTGTTGATGACGGTCTTCGCGGCGGCGTGATGTTTAAATCTAAACAGCTCGACGAACAGCAGATTAAAGAACTGCAAATCAATATGGACCGCGACAATGATCTAAACACTGCGGGCTGGGCGGCCAAGTGGACAAGAGCATATGGTGGGGGAGGCATTCTTATTTTGGTCGATGATCAAGATCCAGAAATGCCTTTAGACCTCGCCTCGATTGGCCCAGATACCAAGGTCACATTCCGCGCAGTCGATATGTGGGAGCTGTTTTGGGACAAACAAAACGTTGAAGGCTACGATGCTGAAATTCAGCGCGAGGACTTTGAGTTCTACAATTACTATTCAAAAGAAATTCACAAGTCTCGAGTCATGGCCCTTAAAGGCGACGAAGCTCCGAGCTTCATTCGTCCACGGCTTCGTGGCTGGGGCGTTAGTTGTGTTGAGGTTTTGATCCGTTCGATGAACCAGTACTTAAAAGCTACAGATCTAGGCTTTCAGGTGCTCGACGAATTTAAGCTCGACGTTTATAAAATCAAAAACTTAGTAAATACGTTGATGTCACCAAACGGCACGAACGCAATCAAAGAGCGCGTTCAAATGGCCAATTGGCAAAAGAATTATCAAAACGCTGTCGTTATGGACTCAGAAGACGATTTCGATCATAAACAGCTTTCGTTTTCAGGACTCGCCGAAGCAATGGCGGGTATCAGGACGCAAGTTGCGGCAGACATGCGAATGCCAATTCTAAAGCTTTTCGGGCAAAGCGTTTCAACAGGCATGGGCACCAGTTCAGTTGAAGAGATGGAAAACTACAACTCTATGGTGGAGTCTGAAGTCCGTAACAAACTCAAGTACCACATTTTAAAAATGGGCGAGATAAAGTGCCAACAGCTCTTTGGTATGATTCCAGACGATCTAGAGTTAGAGTTCAAACCGCTTCGTGAGTTATCAGCGATTGATCAAGAGACTGTGAAGACGCAAAAGTTCACACGTCTTAAGGACGCTAAAGCTGCGGGCGAAATCACAACGCTTGAATTCAGAGACGCTTGTAACAAAGGAAATCTCTTTGACGTTCAACTCGACACTGCGGAAGACGGCTTGAGCGACGATCCACAACTTGATGAAGTTTTATCAGGGGAAGCGGCTGATAAGAGTTCAGGTAACGGCGATGACGCTCCAGAAAACGACGAGCAAGGGGCGAACGCTCCTGATTCCGAAAAAGTAAAAAACTACACGCCACTCGAAAAGGTCTTACGCGTTTTCAATAGTGCAGCGTTTGATCAAGCGTCTTACGAAGCTGATGGCGGCGATAGTCAAATGCTCGAAGGCCGAAAAGAATTCTTCATTGAGTCAAATGCTAAAGACGTAGGGCTTTATCAAAAATGCGCGAGTGAAGCGAAAGAACTCGGCAAAGACTGGAAGTTCACAGTTTGGCTTTATAAGAAACAAGGGGGAAAGTTTAAATGAATCAACAGGTATTTTGGTCACCAGGAGTAACTCTGGAAATGATCGAAAAGCAGGTCATCTTAAATGCTTTTCGATTTTATCGCGGAAACAAAACTCAATGCTCAATCTCTTTGGGCATTTCAATTAGAACTTTAGAAAACAAATTGGAGAAGTATGAAGCAGACGGAATCGCCCAACGAGACGCAGAAATCAAAGACGAAGCCGAGCGAGCGGAAATCCTTGACCGACACAGAGGCATCATCCCTTCGTCAAAATCCCAAGAAGGCGGCGCGCGTATTTACGGCGCCAATGCCGGGGTTCACGTACAATCCGCTCCTGAAGTACCCGCGCAACAATCTATGCCCATGCCACAGTCAGAAAAAGTTCAAAGTGTGTTGCCTAAGCAAGCTCCCGGCGGTCGTCACGATCGAAGACGCTAAGAACTTTGTAAACCAAATGAGACGCCCAAATTTGGCGTTCGTCACCAAAGAGAACGAGTTAGAGCTTCGAGCGGCCGCTGAGATGCGTAACTACTTCGAAGAACAAGATAGGCTAAAGGCCGAGAAAGAAAAGTAGTGTATGGCGATAGCATCGACATGTGTTTGGGAAGCTAGAGGGGACGCCACAGCTGGGATGCTTAATGGTGGGGGTTTCGTATCTGGCGGAGGCGGCACCGATTACTCTCAACAAACTACTGCGCAGTACACTTTTACGGATCTTTCTTCGACTACAGGTACTAGTACAACACCTGCGGTTCTTTCGGTGTCGCATTCATTTGTTGCGGCCGATGTTGGAAACATCATCCACATTACGGCGGGCACAAGTTGGACCGCAGGTTGGTATCAAATCGTTTCGGTCGCGACAGGTGCAGCGACTCTTGATCGTGCTTGTGGTTCGGTTGCGACTTTAACATCAGGTACTTACTATGTTGGCGGAGCACTTTCATTCGGCTCAACTCAAGATAGCAATTTCTGTGCAACGACGGGGGTAGTCGGCGGCAATATCGTTTGGGTAAGAAACACGACAACGCCACTCACTCTCGGTATTGCCGTTAGCACTCGTGTCGCTACAACGGCGTTACCAATTAAGTTTATCGGTTATAACGCAACTCGTGGGGATAACCCATCAACTGTTGCGACGATGCCTGCGTGGAATCAGGGCGCATTCGGTTGGACTCTTGGTCAAAACACTAACTTTTCTTACATCAATTTTACCGGCACGCCTTCGAACATATTCACATGTAACGCCGCAAATAACATTTTCAATACCTGTAAGATCGTAAACACCAATGTGAACACGGGAGTTACTGGTATCTCTTCCACTGCGGGAGGCATTGTAGCCCTTAACTGCGAAATTTCCGCTCTTCACGGTATTGGCTTTGCAATGGGCGGAACCGTTCCCGGATGTCAGGTCAACGGATGCTACATCCACAACTGTCAGACCGGGATTTCTATCGTCACGACAGGCGCAGGTAATGTGGTGGCGAACAGTATCATTGAAGGGTGCACAACGGCTGCGATTGCTCTTGGGTCCGGCGCACTTCTCAATACCATAATGAACAATACTTTTTATGGCGCGGAAGTCCCCAATGGTGCAGGTATCGCGACAACCAATGGCAACGAGTACAACTTTCTTTTTAATAACATTTTTTACGGTCTTACGACTGCTCTTACTGAGAACACAACCGCATCAACCATGGTAGCGAACTACAACAATTACTTTAACAACACGACAAATTACACAGGCATATCCGCAGGGGCGAATGACAAGGCCTTACAACCTGGATTTGTCGGCGTAACCAATTTGACGGGCACTACGGCAACGACTCTCACGGGAAATATCATCAGTGATTCATCTCAAAACTTCTCGAACGTCGTAAACAACCAGGACACCATTTTAATTAAATCAGGCACCGGGGTTGTGACCGGTTATTATTTGATCACGTCACATACGACTACGACCGTGACGGTAACACCGGCGATCACTGCGAATGCGACAGCGGATAAAGCTTACGAGCTTACGCTTGGTCATAACTTTAACGTTGCGATTGCGATGCAGGGCTTAGCGTTCCCTCAAACTCTACCAGGCGGCTTCACTACTTCTTATGGGGACCTTGGCGGATCACAAAGAAATCCGACAGCAGATTACACTGACCCAGGTGTTGCGAACGTTCAAATCGGAACAACTTATCTTTACGCAACGGTTTTAGAAACGGGCACCTACACTGGTGCGAATCGTTGGTCTGACCCGGGAGTCGCAAATGTCATTAGCCCTACCACCTACAATGCAAACGCTGTTGGAAAAACCGGAACCTATGTCGGCCCCACAACCTCAACTGTTGAGGTCGGCACTACGTATGGAGCTTCGAGCGGTCTTACTGGCACGTACAATGGATCTAATTTGTGGTCAGATCCGGGAGTTGCGAACGTCCTTAGCACAGTTTCATATCAAGTAAATTCGGCCACTGCGAATGAAACAGGCACTTATGTTTCGCCTGCGACATCGATTGTTGAAACCGGAAGTACATATGGGCCGTCGAGCGGTTTGACAGGTATCTATACAGGCGCAAATCGTTGGTCTGACCCAGGCGCAATGAACGTGAGAAGTGGAACCGTTTATCAGGCGAACTCTCTCACCAATAATGAAATCGGGTCTTACTTACCTGTCGCTTTACCTCAAGTTCTTAACTGCGGGCTGGGGCTTGATTCTTCGTACAATCTAAATGGTGCTTTTTGGGCCACGAGCAACTCTGCGATCATTACGTCAGGACTCGGAACGGCGTCTTACGCAATTCTAAAACCTGATGGTACGAGTGCAGGGGTTAGCCAAAGTAGTATCTCAGCCGCTGGTAGCGGGCTGTTCTTCATTACGCCGGTCAGTGTGACTTCGCTTATTGGGACTTCGAATTATTTGATTGAGATTACGATCGTGGTTAACTCAGTCAGCTACACTCAATACTTTGAGTTTCCAATTCAAACGGCGGTTCCGACGAACCCATTATTAACGACTGATACTCGTCTAAACAATCTCGATGCAGCGGTCTCCTCGAGGCTTGCGACTTCAGGCTACACAGCGCCTGCGAACGCTAGCATCGCAACGATTTTAACGGACGTTGCGGCGATTCCAACAACACCATTATTGGCGGCAAACTATACTGCTCCAAACAATGCGAGCATCGCGGCAATTAAATTACAGACCGACCAACTGGGTTTTACTGGAGGCAACGTGAATGCGAACGCACAAGTCGTAAGCGATAAGACCGGGTATGATTTAGCATCAGGCCAGTTCTTTGTGAAAAAGAATGTGGCTTTCGCTAACTTCGGTTTCCCGATGTACGACTCAACTCTTCACCAACCAATCACAGGTCTTACTCCTACGGTTCAAATCTCAATTGATGGTGGAGCTTTCGCAAACAGTACGAACGCGGCCAGTGAAGTGGGAAGCGGGCTTTATAAGATAAGCTTCGTACAGGCTGAAATGAACGGCACGACCATCAACCTAAAATTTTCCGCAACAGGCGCCGATACAATATTCGCGGAGATTATTACACAACCATGATTATTTTTTGGCGTCCTAATTCAGGTGGCGGAGGTGGCGGGGTTTCAACAGACCCCGGCATCGCTAACGTTCTCGTCGGCGTCGCTTACGAAATCAATAGTGTTCCGCTCGTTGGAACCCTTGAGCAATATGAAGTGACCAACGTTTTTCAACAAGCAACACTTATTGGGCAAAGCTTACAAGCAATTCTAAAAGGGGAACTAGATGAGCCAACTGAATAGTATCGTCTTCACACAAAACGACACAGCCGTGTTAACACTCTTCGCAACTGACGGATCAGGCAATCCGATCAATCTTACGGCTGCGACTTTCTCAAGTCAGATTCTAGGCCCTGGCGGAGTGCCGCAAGTTTTCGGGAACAGCCAACACGCAATCGTAAGCGCTGCCAATGGTGAATATACTCTGTCGCTCACTCAAGCAAACACGGCTGCGTGTGGGCTTGGAGCGAATAAAAGTATTTTAACCACCATTACAGTCGGTAGTGCGATCGTAACTTATCAAGGCATGGGTATTTTAACTGTGCTCGCAGCGGTTCCACTTCAGTAAATGGAAATCAAATACTTAAAGCCTATAAAGGAATCGACTGAGGACTACGACAAGGTCGAGAGAAAGATCAAAGAGCTTTTCCGTAAAGAGATTTATTTTCCTATCATGCGTGTGCTCGGTCTCGGGCAAAAGACTTTGATGAATGCGAAGTACGATTTACTCGAGGCAATTAAATATGGACGAATTCAATTTTATCGTGGAGTCTTTAAGGGACGGTTCAACGCTGATATCTCGAAAGAGTTAAAGGCGTTGGGTGCGCAGTGGGATAATCGCACAGGGACGTGGAAGTTATCTCAGACGTCACTAACTCAAGAAATCAAAGCAGCCATTCAAGCGAGTGAATCTCGCTTTCAGCATAAGATCGACCTTATCGATAAAAAGCTCACGCAATTTTTGCCGGAAGAAATTGCCGACCGGCTCAAAGTCGATCACATTTTCGACTCAACACTTTGGAAAGTTCAGCGTGAATTTGATAAAACGATTCGGGGCATCACAGTGGCGCCACAACTCACGAAAGAGCAAAGAGCGCGCATTGCCAAAGAGTGGCAAAACAATCTGAAACTCTACATCAAGGAATGGACTCAAAAAGAAATTGTTGAACTCCGAAAGAGCATGCAACAGTCTGTATTCGCGGGAAATCGTTACGAAACCGCAGTAAAGACCATCGAAAAATCTTACGACGTTTCTACCAACAAGGCTAAGTTTCTTGCTCGACAAGAGACTGGGTTGTTGATGGCGAAGTTTAAAGAGACCAGATACCAAGACGCGGGGGTCACTAAATATAAATGGACGTGTGTCGCAGGTACCCCGGCCCATCCGGTAAGACCAGCCCACAAGGCTCTTGATGGCAAAGTTTTTAGTTGGGACAATCCTAGAGAACTCGACAAAAATGGACACGTCAATTCGAGCGGAGCACACAAACCAGGTGACAACAAAAACCCTGGTGAGGACTATAACTGTCGGTGTTACGCAAAACCGATAGTAGAATTTGGAAAAAGATAATTTTAGGGGGTTTTCTAGTGTTTCAACTTTTGTGTTTTCTTGCGACTTTTATGATTACGGGTTGCATACCTGCTGATGCCGCCGTCAATACCTCAAACGTTCTCTCATTAAATACATCAACAACGAACGTTACTGCGGGTGCCTACATCACCCTTAGCTCTTCTGTTCCGTCTCCCTCGCAGCTCATTATCGTAAACGGAACCTCTTCAGTTATCAAAATCGCTTACGGAGCATCAGGCTCAGAGATTGATTTTGTTTCGGTCGCGGCTTCATCAATGGTCGTAGTAGAAAATCTCGCTAAACATATTCCGCCCGGTTCTAGAATCGCTGTCGAGGCCATTAGCGCTACCGCTTCAAGTGGGTACATTTCAGTGAGTCTTATTCAGTGAATCTTGACGAGGCGATTCGCAATTCTAAAGGCAAAATCTTTTACGGAATGCATTTCTGTCCGGGTGTAGCTCAATATGACAATGCCGATGGGTCCTTCAAAGTTTTCGTGAACGAAGCCACCATTAGAAAAATGAACCCCTCGTTTGCGGGCCGCCCAGTCTTCGTAGACCACGTTGAGGAAGTAGACGAGAACATAAACCTACTCCGTAACGAAGCTGATGGCTGGGTGGTTGAGAGTTTCTTTAACCAAGCTGACGGCAAGACTTGGGCTAAGTTTATCATGGTGAGCGAACGCGGTTTTCAAGCCATCCGTTTAGGTTACCGTCTTTCAAATGCCTACATTCCGATGCTCGACAACACCACTGGTGTTTGGAACGGCGTCACTTATCAAAAAAATGTCATCGACGGCGAGTTCGAACACTTAGCTGTCGTGAAAAGTCCACGCTACGACGAATCAGTCATTATGACCCCTGACGAATTCAAAGCGTACAATGAGAACTTAAATGTTGAATTAAAACGACTTGCAAATTCAAATGATAAAAAAGGAGAAAGCAAAATGAAATTTTTCAAACGAACTAAAGTGGAGAACAGCGCGGTCGATGTATCGACTCTCGTTGAGCTTCCTTTGTCCAAGAAAGAAGTCACTCTTGAGAGAGTCATCAATGAGTACGACAAAATCTTGAACATGAATGGGTACGCAAACGGCGATCACATGGTGAAAGTCGGCGAGAAAGACGAAATGTCAGTTAACGATCTTGTTAAAAAACACATGGACATGTGTAACGAGATGGAAAAACTGAAGTCTGCAAAAGGCGACGAAGGCGGCGAGCCCGGTAAAGGCGAAGACGAAGTCGGCGATCTTGATGTTGCGAAGAACGCACCAATCGAAGACGAAACGTCTGAGACAAAAATCGATCGTCCTGGTGACAAGTCTTTAGATAATGAAGACGACGAAGCTATGGAAAACGAAGACGATGAGTCTGAAGAAGACAAAAAGAAAAAAATGAAGAACGAGGCTAAAGCGAAAGCAGCAGCTTTGAAAAACGCTCACCTCAACGTCCGAGACGAAGAACCCGCAACTATTGATTTGGCTGAAGACCAAGTCGCACGCGGCAAATCTCGTTACGGCTCAAACTAAACTTTAAAGGAAAGGAAATAAATCATGTCAGTTACAGCAGGTTCACTAAGTCAGGTTGCAGTAGCCGCAAATACCGTTAGCCTTTTGGCTTCGGCAGGTAGCGCGGGGGTTGCTCCTTATTCATACCAATGGTACCGGTCCACCACTTCTGGATTTACTCCAGGCGCGGGCAACAGTATTTCGGGCGCAACAGCTCTTGCACTGAACGATTCCGGTCTTATCCCAAACACCAAGTACTACTACGAGCAGATCGTTACAGATTCGACCGCGTCAACTGCAAGCTCAAGCCAAATTGCGGTTGTAACAACTGCGGCAACTCTGAGCCAAAACCAATTTGCTCAGTCTCCATTCGTTGGCGTTATTGATCTATCAGTTGGATCAACAAACGTTATCGCTGCGCAGATCGATGCAAGTGCCGGATCACTCCTTTACTACCCAGGTCAGTTTGTAAAGATCGTTGCAAACAACAATGGTGGAGTTCCGAAAGTTATTGGATGTACTACTAAGTCTGACGCTGCAATTGGAGCGATTCGCTTCAACATTAAGGACATTTCTTACGGCGCGGGTCAAAACTGTGAAATCGCAATGTGGGGTTCGGTTATTTGGCTCTACGCTACAGGCGCGATCACTCAGTTTGCAGAGTGCTGTTTAGACATCACTTCAGCAGCCGGTGTTCAAGCATCAGGTAACACAGCTACTTACGTTGGTGTCGCAATTGATGGAGCAGCAGCAGCCGCATCATTGATTCGCGTAATGTTGGTCCCTAACCCATCTTACGCAACGGCGTAATTTAGAAAGAAACGGAAGGATATTTATGAAAAAAGTAAAACAGCCAGTAATCCTAAACAGCGACGGCAAACCAATCTTGCTCAACGAACAAGAGAAGTTCCACGCTGCGTGGACTCAAAAGATCGTAAACGAGCGCTTCGGAAACTCACTCGGTTACGAAGTACCAATCACCACTTTGACTGCAATTTCTAAGAAAGTTTCGATGATGAAACTTTACGAAATCGCACCAGCTGACTACGTACCAATACGCGTAGGTCAAGGAACATGGTCGTCTAACCTGACAACTTACCGTTCTTACGACATCGCTGACGTTTTCGAATCAGGCATTATCAACACTGGTGGAAACAATACTCGCGCGAGTGTTGGTGACGCAGGTGTCGATGCGCTGAACATCAAAATCAACAACTGGAATAAAATGTGTGCTTGGTCGATTTTCGATCTTAAGCAGGCAGCTCAGTCTGGAAACTGGGACCTAGTTACTGCGAAAGAAAAAACTCGCAAAAGAAACTGGGACCTTGGTATTCAGCGCGTAGCATTCCTTGGTGCTCGTGGACAAAACGCAGCCGGTGGCGCTTGTCTTGGTCTTTTGAACCAAGCTGGTGTTACTTTCAACACCTCGTTGATCACCGCTCCGCTGAACGGCCTTACGCCAACTCAGCTTTCGACTTTCCAACAATTGTCGATCGCTGCTTATCGTAAGAATTGTAACTACACTGCATTCCCAACTCATATGATTGTTCCCGAGTCTGACTACAACGGGTTAGTAGCTCAAGCGAGCCCAACTTATCCAATGAAGTCGATTTTGCAACTTCTTGAAGAGGGTTTCCAAGTTGTTACCCGCAACAAGAATTTCAAAATCTTGCCGCTCGCTTATGCTGACGTTGCAAACGCAGGTGGAGTTTTGGCTTCAGGTGCGAACACTGCTCAGTACGCATTCTTGAACTACGACGAAGAGTCGATCCGTATGGATATTCCGCTCGATTACACCAACACGTTGGCGAACTCGATCGATAATTTCATGTTCCAAAATGCAGGCTACGGCCAGTTCACAGGAGTACTTGCGTACCGCCCTGCTGAATTATTCTACATGGGCTACTAAGCTAAAACTTAGGGGCTTAATTATTCGCCCGAGGACCAAAACCCCTCGGGCGTTTTTGCAAGAGGGGACACGTGGCATTTAATAATCCAGCGGTTTCAGATTTCAAAGCGCAGTTCTTTCGGGACTTCCCTTACGGAACTGACATGAACGTCTCTGTCTTAGATCAAGATATCGCAAACGCATTTCAACAAACAAACGTCTCGATCAACCCCAATTTATGGAGTGATCAAGGCAGTTACACTCTTGGTTATTTACTTCTCTCAGCTCATTTCATGGTGCTTAGTCTTCGCGCAAGTTCGCAAGGTCTAAACGGCCAATACAATTGGATGCAAAACAATAAATCAGTAGCCGGTGTTTCGGAAGGCTTCGAGATTCCACAACGAATCAAAGATAACCCCGATTTCATGGCCTATTACAAAACAAACTATGGTGCTCAATACATGAATCTTGTTTTGCCACAGTTGGCAGCACAAATATTCAGCGTTCGAGGGACGACTCGCGCATGAGTGATGAAGCCTTCACCCTCAACACTAAGAATCTCGACGGCCTCTTAAAAGCGCTTAAGACGAATATGTCTAAAGCGCGTGTCGGTATTTTAGGTCAAAAGACTGTTCGCGGTCAGGTTGAAGTCAAAGGCGGAAAATCTGTTAACGCCACCAGTGGTGTAACACCTAAAGGTAAAATTGATGTCACGACGAATGCGGCTGTTGGTGCGCTTCACGAATTCGGCACTGATAAAATGCCGCAAAGGTCTTTCTTACGTGTTCCGCTCAGTGATCATTTGCAAAAAGAACTCGAAGGCTCGGGAGCTTTTAGTCCGGATGAACTTAAGAAAGTTGTGAAGGAAGCGTCGATGCTTCCTTGGCTTACGCGAATTTCGATTATCGCTGAAAAGATCGTACAAGGCGCATTCGATAGCGGCGGCTACGGCAAATGGCCTGCGTGGGAAAAAGGTTATACAAATAACAGCGGCCAGATTTTAGTTGATACCCAACAACTCCGAAACAGTATCACTTCGGAAGTGAAATGATGGGAAACAACTTTACAATCGCAAACGGCGCAAACAAACCGCTCTTCGATAAAGCAGGCGACGCGCCTGACGTAAGTGGCGCACTGCAATCTTACTATCAACCGATGGTGTTCGAGCCGGTCGGGAAAGTCATAAACGGTTTTCAAGTTGTTGAGACCGGAAGCCCCATCAATTTTCGGGGCACTGTTCAACCGTTTAGTGAGCGTGCTTTACTTTTGAAACCGGAAGGCCAACGTGCGTGGTCATGGTTCTTGATTCACGCAGACCCGGTTCTCTCTTTAAATGTCGATGACGTTGTTCTTTGGAAGGGTATTCAGACCAGGATTATGGCGCGAAAAGATTACGCCCTTTATGGTTACGTTGAATACCACGCAATTCAAGACTGGACGGGGGTCGGCCCGTGAGTGCACTTGCCCTCGCTCAAAGCCTTACCGCAATCGGCGTTAACCTCACTTCAAGCTTTGCAGCTTCGGGCGGCACTGCGCCCTATACATATTCGGTCCGCCCCAATGGTGCTGGTGGAACAATTAATAGTTCAACAGGTCTTTATACTGCGCCGAATGTTGTGCCATCCAACCCGGCGCAGCTTTTTGACACCATTCAAGTAACAGATTCAGTGAGCGCAACAGCTAACGCTAAAATCTTGATCGGTGATCCGCTTTTGCTTTTTTGCGACATCATACAAAACCAATTGGGCCTTACAAGTGACCGCGTTTATATTTGGGACCAAAAGATTATGCAGCCGACTAGTAGCGGGCTTTACGTGGCCGTTTCGGTTTTGTCTTGTAAGGTCTTTGGAAATACCAACTCACACGTATCAGTTTCGGGCGGCATAAATTCAGGCCAGTCAGTCAACGTGCTCGCGCAACTACAAGTCGATATCATCAGCCGTGATAGCTCCGCAAGAACTCGTAAAGAAGAGGTCGTCATGGCCTTAGCGAGTGATTACGCGGAAACACAACAAGAGGCTAACAGCTTTTTTATTGGGAAGCTTCCACCAGGGGCTTCGTTTACGAATCTGTCAGTGCCCGACGGAGCTGCGATTCCTTACCGATTCGCAATTGGAGTGGCGTTACAATATTTTGCAACCAAGACACAAGCGGTAAACTACATGAACACGTTTGCGCCTGTATCGATAAATTATTCACAAAGTTAAAAAGGAGAAACTATGGCAAATCTAGCAATAACAAACGTCGTCAACATCTCGGTCGCCACTGCGCAGACTGGTGTTGGGGCTTACAATACAAGCAATATCGCTTTGTTCTCGGATGAAGTTTACGCGAATAGCTTTGGAACTCTCGGGTACCAGATCTATTTAAGCCCACAACAAGTCGGTGTAGACTTTGGGTCTTCAAGTAAGACGTACCAAATGGCCGTTGCGCTCTTCTCTCAGCAGCCAAACATTCTAGCAGGCGGCGGCTACTTGGTGGTGATTCCGCTCGGCGTTGCAGTTCAATCATTAGCGTTTTCTGCGGCACCGGCTTCGGGAACATTTGTTATTGACCTAGGCGGGGGAGTCCTTTCACCAACAGCTGCGGTCAACTGGAATGATACGGCTGCACAAATCCAAGCCAAAGTGCAAGCGGTTTCAGGTTTTAGTCAAGTCGTAGTAGGCGGGTCGATTGCAAGTCAAACCCTCACTTTGACAATGTATGGCCTTTACGGAGCAAGAACACTCGTTGCAATCACAAGCAACACTCTTAACGCTTCGATTTCGATCACACCTTCAACTACTACTGTCGGACAAACAATCGGCGCAGCGATTTCGGCATCGGTCGGTCTTGTTCAGTTCTTCGGCATCATGAGCAATCACTCTGTTGCAGAAATCGGTCAAACGGATATGTTGGCGGCGGCTGCGGTCGTTCAAGCTCTTAACGCCGTTGCGTTTTGGGTTTCCTACAACCAAGCGGACATCAACGTTGGTGGGATGCTAGATCTACTTCGCTCAGGCAGCTTTACGCAAAGCCGGGGTCTCTACTACGGAGCGATTTCGCCTGCATCGAATCAGTGGCTTACATCGGTTCAGTACATGGCAGCTTACGCGGGGCTTGCGATGTCTACTAACTTTAACGGCAGTAACACGACTCAAACGATGCATCTAAAAGCGCTCGCAACTATTCAGCCAGATCCAACTATGACTCAAACGATTTTGGCTCTTGCGGTTGCAGCCGGTGCAGACACTTACGTAAGCATTCAAGGGGTGCCGAAAGTATTTTGTTCAGGCCTCAACAGCTTTTGGGACCAAGTTTATAACCTATGTTGGTTTGTCGGCGGTCTTCAAGTTGCGGGCTTTAACTATCTCGCTCAATCAAGCACCAAGATTCCGCAGACTGAGCAAGGTATGGACGGACTTAAAAGTGCTTACCGAGCCGTGTGTGAACAAGGTGTTACCAACCAATATTTGGCGCCAGGCTCGTGGACAAGTTCCACCACCTTCGGGAACCAAGTGGACTTCGTTAACAACATCTTGCAACGCGGTTACTACATCTATTCGCAGCCGGTCGCTCAACAAGCGCAAACGGCAAGGGCGGCTCGGCAAGCTCCGCTTGTGCAAATAGCGGCAAAACAGGCCGGTGCAATTCATAGTTCTTCGGTCATCGTTAACATAAACGCGTAAGTTTGAAAGGATTTATCTATGGCAAAAATAGCATTATCTGGAAATGACACAGTCGTCTTAAACAACCAACCCCTATCGGATTTCGCCGATGGGAACGTTGTCGAGCTGACTTACCCTAATGACATCGCAAACGTGAAAACCGGAAAGAACGGGAACGCGATTTTCGGCTACAACGCTTCGGGCGCACAGTGCGAAGTAAAGATGCGAATCATTCGCGGCGGCAATGACGACAAGTTCTTACAAAACTTGCTCGCTCAACAAAACGCCAACTTCTCGGGCACGGTTCTCTTGACCGGCACGTTCATCAAGAAACTTGGTGATGGTGCAGGTAACGTCGGCTCAGATACCTACATTCTTTCGGGCGGTATCTTTAAGAAATCGATTGAAGGGAAGTCGAACGTTGAAGGCGAAACCGATCAATCGATTGCGATGTATGAAATGAAGTTTTCGCAAGCGGTAAGGGTTTTGACTTAACATGAGAGAAATAAAATTGCCGAGCGGCGCAGTTTTGAAAATCGGTGTCTCACCATTCGAAGTTTCGAAGGCTCTTTATCAAGCGATTTTAGAAGAGGCGAAGGCGGTTGCTTTCGTCTCTACAACTGAAATGGCGAGTGTCTATAAAGACATTTTTTGTGTTGGATTATCATCGAAGAAAATTGAGGCGTGTTTGTGGGAGTGCTTTAAGAAGTGCATCTACAATAGCGGTAAGGGCGATTTAAAAATCGACAAAGATACTTTTGAACCCGTTGAGGCACGCAGCGATTATGTCGCTGTTTGCATCGCGGTCGCAAAGGAAAACATCGACCCTTTCGTGAAAGGCCTCTATGCAGAGTACAGTCAGTTCTTCGAGATGATAGGAAGCGACCAAAAATAGAGGCCGTTGACGACGTATTGTTGATTCATCTCAAGCTCGTTAAGTTGGGCTTCGGGTCTTATGCGGAAGTAAAAGAGCTCGGGGCTCGCGTAGTGTTGCAAGCACTCAACTATGAAGAGTTTTGCAGCGACTACGAAAGGATGCATTGGGAGTTGAACAAAAATGAGAGTTAGTAACCTAAAGTTTTATGACGAAGTTTCATGGCGTTACTCATCCGTTTTCGGGCTTTCCACATATGCAATTGAACTACTCGTAAATCTAGGGGGCGTCAATTGCAGATAGCCGAATTGTTTGTGCAGCTTGGAATCAAAGGGGCCGACAAAACAGTCGGCGCACTCGGTAACGTTAAAAAGGGAATGAGCGACTTAGGCTCATCATCGATCGAGACCAAAGCGGCCATTCTTGGTGCTATGTATGGTTTAGAGCGAATGATGGCAATTTCAGGCGCCGCAGGTACGGGGCTCACCAATTTTACTGCGTTCACTGGGAAATCCGCGCAAGACCTACAAAAATGGCAATTCGCGGCTCGTCAAGCGGGTGTCGGCGCCGAAGAGATGACCGGCTCCGTAAAAGCGCTGCAAAACTCGATGTCCAACATGCTTATGGGCAAAGGACCGCCCGAGGGCATCGCGTTAATGTCGAGGGCCCTGGGTGGGGTCAAAAAAGAGGACTATCAAGACACCTTCCTAATGCTAAAGCACTACAATGACGCGATTCAAAAGTTGCCGCTCATTCAGGGCAACATTGTTGGCAAAGGCGCCGGGTTATCTGAAGGCACCATCGCAGCGATGCGCCGAAATATGTTTACGCCTGAAATGCTTTCGAAGGCGCCCACATATTCTGGAAACGAAATCGGCTCACTAGATAAATCAAACATCGCTTGGTCAAATCTCAATAATAAAATGCAAATGGCTTTTGGCCACTTCAACGCAAAACATGGCCAATCGATGGTGAATGACATTTCAAAAGTCGTTGACCAAGTTTTAAAACTTGCCGAAGCTTTCGAAAAAATCTCTGAGAAATTAAAGCTCTTCGAAGTTATCAATGAAATCTTTAAGGGCTGGGGTTTGATCTTTGACACGATCGGGTCCGGCGTAGATAAGCTTTCAGGCTTTTTAGGTAAAGGCGAAACCGCAAGTACTGATAAAAAAGGAAACTTAAAAAAGAACCCCGTCGCAATGCTTAGTGATTGGGTCGGCGGCCAAATAGACGGCCATTTTGCATCTCAAGATCATATGAACGGACTAACTCCGAACGTCGGCGGCGGAAAAAACGTCACCAACAACACAAGCATCAATCAAAATATTACTCACCATGGTGATGCTAAAGACACAAAGGCAGTTAAGGACGCGCACCGTCAAGGCATCAACCATGCTTACCGCCAACGCACGGCTCAGAGACAGGGGACATAGATGGCAAATTTATCAGCCCTCGCACCTATTACGACAACGGCAACAGCGCTTTCGAATCTTATTCTTGTAAGCCCGCAATCAACGATCGGGTACCAACCGCAAAATCCGCCAAATCCTGACGGGACGCAGTCAATCGCTCAACCGCCGCCTGCATTCCTTTTCCACTACGAAGGCGAACAAAGTATTGCTTTAGAAAGCGATATTACAGACCACTACATCGAGGACAATACGGCCCTCCAAGATCAAATCGCTTTAAAACCACCAATCATAAGCACGCACGGTTTCATTGGTGAACTTAACGACATCGCGCCCCCGGCATTGGCGCCTGTAAAAGCGCTCGCCGATAAACTTACGATCATCTCGGCTTACACGCCTTCGCTTTCAGTTTCGGCGTTGATCGCCTATAACACGGCTTTTCAGCTTTACCAGGTCGCGCAAAACGCTATCAACTCAGCCGTCAGTTCGTGGTCGTCGATCAACGGCACTGGCGGGGAAAGCGTTATCAGCGGAAATTCAAGCTTTCCGATTGCAACTGAACCAAACCAAAATAAGCAACAACAAGCTTTTCAACAGCTCTTTGGTTTTTGGCAAAGTCGAACTCTTTTCACTGTTCAAACGCCTTGGGCCGTGTTCACCGACATGGCAATCAAGTCTATGCGTCCGATCCAGGATGCCGAGACCGCTTACATCACGAGTTTTGAAATGAGCTTTAAACAAATTAGAATCGCTCAGACTTCAACGACTGCGGGCACCATTGGATCAAACCAACAAGGTAGAGCGGCTCTTCAATCACAAGGCGCAACTAATTTAGGAACATCGACGCCCGTACAGGGACCGAGTCTTGCGACGAGTCTAACTTCAAGCTTCGGAGTCGCGTAATGTACGCAGTACAACAAATCACCTCAGCCCCGGCTCAAACGCAAACTTTGATTTTGCCCGATGGCACTTCAACCACCATTACGATGGCTTTTTACCCGCAACAATACGCTTGGTTCATCACTTCATTGGTGTGGAATAGTTTTACTCTTAACGGACTCCAAATCACAACAAGCCCTAATATGCTTAACCAATGGCGGAACTCTTTGACTTGGGGACTTGGGTGTTTTGTTTCAGGGAACCGCGAAGCCACGCAACAACAAGACTTTGAAAGCGGTGCTGCGGTTCTCTACATTTTAAGTGCAGCCGAAGTCGCCGAATATGCACAGATTTTAGCGGGGACCGGAACCTGATGTATAAGTTTGGGCGCAACTATGTATTACAAGTTGGCACTCCAAGCGGAGGGACTCTCACCATAGAGCTTCCGTTCACTATTGAATTCGACATCACTAGAAACACTTTAACTTCGGCTAACGTTTGCTCAATTCGGATCTATAACTTGAACGCGGCAAATAGAAACCAGATCCGCTTTAACGTTATGGACACCGGCATCTTTCAATCGGTCATTTTACAAGCCGGGTATGGGCAAAATCTTTCGACCGTATTTACTGGCAACATCACACAAGCCTGGTCGGTTCGTGAGGGCACGAATTTCATAACTACACTCGAGTGTTTTGATGGTGGATATGCGTTTAATAACGGCCAAATCAGTACGCAGTTCCCCGCCGGGACTTCGGAAAAGATCGTTCTTCAAACTGTCGCGTCAGCACTCCCTTTCGTTTCTCTTGGGTCAATAGGCAATTATCCGGACCAAAACGGCGTCTCTACTCTCGGAACCTTGCCGCGCGGAAACGCGGTCAGCGGCTCGACCGTTCAAGTTCTAACGCAGCTGACGGGTACTAATGGGTTTTTCATCGACGGCGGAAAAGTGAACTGCTTAGGCGATAACGAGTGCACGCCCGGCGGAACTCCTTTGATCGATGATTCGTCAGGGCTACTTGCGACGCCGGTCCGGGAGCTTACGAAAATGACGTTCGACATGATTTTCGAACCGGGCTTAGTCGCGGGCCAACTAGTTAACCTGCAAAGTGCTGAAGGCACCTCTAAAAAAGCAAACTTCAATGGTGTTTATAAAGTGACAGGCGTCAAACATCGAGGCACGATTTCGGGCGCCGTTTGTGGGGACGCGATCACTTCCGTTGAACTCTTTTACGGAACGCAAGGGCCTCAGAAGTTAGTTGTGGTGCCTAGGTGAGCTTTACTTTAAACGCCACGACAAATGAACCTTCGTTAAGTGATCTTTTAAGTTTGCTCAAAAAAGAAATCATGCTTGAGCTAAACTCGCACCATGTGGGTACGGTCCAAAGTTTTAACTCGACAGCGATGACAGTTGTTGCAACAGTTAACTACACGAAGACTTTCTTTGAGAGAAACTCTTCAACGAACCAATATGTTCCGGTTCAGGTCAACTACCCAATTGCCATCGACTGCCCTGTTGTAGTACTGGGCGGGGGCAAATCAAATCTCACATTCCCCATCGCAAAAGGCGATGAGTGCCTACTACTCTTTAACGACCGGGACATAGACAATTGGTTTAAGACGGGAAGTGCCACGAGCCCCGTCAACTCTTCAAGGCTTCACGCGTTTTCTGACGCCATTGCGTTGGTGGGAGTCAAGTCCACGCCAAACGTCCTTAGTTCTTATGACACGGCGCGCGCGATACTCACCAATGGAAATGCCAAAGTCGGCTTTAATTTAAGCAACAACAAAGTCACACTTTTAAACAGCTCAACAAGTTTAGGTACCGCTTTAGGGAACCTATTGACCGCGCTGTCGTCTTTAGCGACGGCACTCAATACTGCGGCGACGGCCTTTGAAGGGAACCCGACTGTCGAGACAGCAGCGAAGGCCGGGGGCATGGCGTTAGGGACTGCATCGACAGCCCTTACATCGGCAGTAAATTCAGTTCAAACTTTAATTACGGGGTTACTCGAATGATCGTAAGAGCACTTGACGTAAATGGTGATTGGGTTTTTGGAATCGGTACCAGCGCATACCTTTCTGGAAACGCCGCTATCGCCCAGGATATTCAAACTAGACTTAGTTCATTTTTAGGCGATTGCTTTTTCGACACAGGAGCGGGCATCGATTGGTTTAATTTGTTGGGCGGTAAAGACCTAACAGCCTTGAACCTCGCAGTGGCCGCAGTTATCTTAAACACAAACAATGTGACAGGCGGACTTCAACTTTCTGTTGTCTACAATCCGGCAACTAGGTCGGTCACGATAAAGTATCAAGTGCAAACGACATACTCTCAGCTTTCTAATAGCTTCGAGTATGACCTAAGCACCATTTAGGGGGAGCGATGCCAAATTCACTTACGTCAACGGGTCTTACAGTCGTCACACAAACAGAGTTAGTCACAAACTACACGGCCTCTTACGAGGCTATTTACGGCTCAACGATCAATTTGGCCTCAAACTCCCCTGACGGCCAAATGATGATGATTTTTATCCAAAGTGTTTTGGACATCGCAAACCTACTCTCACAAATCTATAACTCATTTGATCCAGATAATGCGGTTGGAAACGTTTTAGATCAACGGGTCGCAATCAACGGCCTCGTAAGACAAGCGGGCACGTTCACCCTCACCAACATAACTTTGGTGATGTCTCAGTCTGTGAACCTCTACGGTCTTGATCAAACTGCGCAATCTGTTTTCACGGTCGCCGATAACGCCGGTAACCAGTGGCAACTTCAAACGACTCAGTTGGGCGTTTCAGGCACTCAAGTTTATGCGTTCCAAGCGGCCAACCCCGGCGCGGTTTTAACAACTCCAAATACTATTACGATTCCAGTGACTGTAGTTTTGGGCGTAACTTCGATCAACAACCCCACCACCTACACAAGTCTCGGCATAAATGCTGAAACCGATGCGGCCTTAAGAATTCGAAGACTCCAGTCGGTATCTCTTGCGAGTCAAGGGTACTACGCGGGCCTCTTAGCCGCTCTTGAAAACATCAACGGCGTCACTAGTGCATTCGTTTATGAAAACTGGACCTCGGCAACAAACGTTGCGGGGGTGCCGGGGCACTCGATTTGGGTTATCGTCGCAGGGACTGGGGCGGCAGCGTCGATCGCAAACGCGATCTACACCAAAAGAAACGCGTGCTGCGGAATGTTTGGAGCGACTTCTTACGTCATCACGCAAGTGGACGGAAGCTCCTTTATCGTTTTATGGGACTCGGTTACGGCCCAAAATCTTTTCGTCAGCTTCACGGCCACTTCAGTTAACGGCGTAACTCCGCCAAATATCGCGGCAGTTAGATCGGGGCTTGTTTCTAGTTTCGTTCCGGGCGTTTATTCCGAAGTGAACATCAACACTTTGGCCACTCTCGTTCAAGCAATCGACCCGAACACATTGGTGACGTCAGCGGGCTTTAGCACCGGGGCTGTTCAAACCCTCGCACTCTCAGCCGTCGCCGCATCAGGCACTTTTGTCGTTAACTATAACGGAAACACAACGGCCGCGATCAATTGGAATGATTCCCTCTCGACGATTCAAACCAAAATTCAAGCGGTCTCGGGACTCACGGCCGCAACCGTTACGGGCTCGATTTCGAGTCAGTCTTTGGTGGTCACTCTAAACGCCGGATCTGTTTTAGGACTTCTCTATGTGACTTCGAACTCGCTCCTCACGGCCGGGTCGGCAGCGATCACTTTCACTTATAACGAGGGGTATTCTAATACACTTTTACCCACGTCGCAGAAATATCAATTTGCAGTTTCGAGCCCAAATACCATCATTATCGCAATGCAAATGTCCCCCTCAACTTTGAGTATCGCACCTCTCGGAACTCAAACTTTCGTAGCGGTCGGGGGTTACGGGTCTTACGTTTACTCGTTAGCTACGAATGCGAGCGGAGCGTCTATTAATGCATCATCAGGCGCCTACACGGCCGGATCGACTCCAAACGTGACCGACGTAGTTAAAGCGACAGACGTACTTGGTAACTCGATCACCACCAGTATTTCGGTGACGTAATATGACCCCACTTCAGCTTTTAAATTATTATGCGAACTTACTGATTTTACAGTATTTGCAAAAGCCAAAAGCTTATGCGACGGCCCAGGCCGTCGCCACTCCTACGCTTTTACCTCAGACAACGGTTCAGGCGATTGCGTTTTCAGGGACCGCTGCAAGTGGCGCTTTCGTTTTAAACTACACACCCTTTGGTGTAAACCAAACGACATTACCGACTTCGTCGATTGCTTGGAACGCATCAGCGTCTACTATTCAATCTGACCTTCAAGCTTTATCGGGGCTCGGGTCTGTGACAGTTTCCGGAAGTATCGCAGCCGGACTTGTGGTGACCTTTACTGGAGTTCCGCCGGTTGCGCCCCTTTTGACTGTTACTTCTAATACGCTCGCGACTTCCGGTTCCGTGGCGATTACTTTAACCGTTACACAGACAGATATTACTCTACCCTTAGCACTTCAAAATGCGTTTAACCTCACGGGCTCAAACATCGCGAGTGGTGTGCAGTTACAAGTTCTCGGAAAATATGCAGGGGTTTTTAGAACGGTCGGCCTCTCAACAGGGGCGATCACTTTAAGTGACGCTGACTTTTTAACGTTGATCCAATTTGCTATTTTAAAAAACAGCGCCGGAAGTTCCTTAGCTACTATTCAAGCGTTACTTTTTGAATTCTTCCCGAACGAGGTTTTTGTATTTGACTACTCAAATATGCGAATGAGTTACTTTATTAGCTCAAACGTTGGGAGTCAAAACTTAGCCCGTGCTCTTGTGGCGGAAGGACTCTTGTTTAGGCCGATGGGGGTTCAACTCGCATCCGTTATTTATGCGGCGAACACCAATGACTTTTTCGGAATGAGAACTTATTCGTTGGTAGCTCATAACGTGAGCCCATTTAATAACTACACAACTTACACTCAAACGTGGCCTTGGCTTTCATACGCCGATGCTATTTCGTCTTAGGGGAGAAAAACTATGTCTAGGCTTTCAAGGTACACGCAGCAGATTTTTGGGTCAGGTGCCGGTTCAAATCAGATTGCCGAATTCGGTAGTCTCGCGGCCGCAAGCCCGGCCACATATTCAGGGACAACGATCACGCCAACGATCGTTCAAAGCCTTTCAAACTATCTAAGCGGATGGTTCGGCGCAGTCATTGGTGGGAATAGTCCGGCCATCGAAGACATGAACGCAATTTGCTACTTGTACGCTTATCAGCTTGCTTACGTAATGCAGTTAGGAATCGCTGAATGGGACGCGGGCACGACATATTATGTTGGAAGTATCGCTCAAGACGGCACGGGAAACATTTACGCGTCTCTCACCAATAGCAATACAAACAACGCTCTCTCATCGACGGCCAATTGGAAACTGATGGTCTCTAACCCGTTTACAACTCTCGGGGACATTTCTTATAGTTTGGCGAACGGAGTCCCGGCTCGGTTAGGTGGAAATACCACGGCGGTCCCACAAGTTCTAACTTCAACAGGCAGTGGCTCAGCCGCCGCTGCACCATCTTGGGTTATCCCTGGAGACAGTTTTGTTTCGCAAAGCAGTGCTTTAAATCCGGCTGTTATAAATACGAAGTATTTGCTAAGTGGATCGGCCTTTAACATCACCCTACCTGACGCTACGACCGCAGGCTGGGCGGGTAAGCCGTTCTTTTTCCAACATAACGGATCGAACTTTGTTGGGTACACTTTTTTAACTACTGGTGGACAAACTATCAACGGACCGGGCGGCACAGTATCTAGCGGTAACTACGCCATGTACACGAACGGCGAGAAACTTGTTCTCTACTCCGACGGTTTTAACTGGCAAGTGGCCGAGCATGAAACCATAACTGGTTGGAGTACACTTTCAACTATCGCGGTTACGTCAACAGGTGCGCACTCGTTTACGATTGCAAGCTCAAGTGTGACGGCGGGTGCCGTCTATAGTACAGGGGGCAATAACTACATAGCTTCCGCCACCATCGTCTCTACCACCACCATGCTCATGTCTGGCACAGGGACACCGGGAGCATCCGGCACTCTTACGAAAGTTTCCGGAACCGGGCCCGCTACTATCGCATACAGCGCGGTATCAAACAGTGCCCCAGTGAAAGGTTCTACTTCTCTCGATCAATACATGTGGAGAAGACTCGGCGACTCTGTAGAATTTTGGTATCAGCTAGTCTTCACGGGTACTGGGTCAAACGGAACGGGGGACTATGTGTTTGATTTTAGTTCTATAGGAAGTTTCGGTGCATCGGTACTCATCGCTTTACCGACTGTAACGGCGCTCGGATCGCAAGGGTCTAACACAGCATACAGCCCTTACCGTATCCCGGCGTCTGGTTTCCTTTCTGTTCAGGCCGGTAACCAACAATGGGTTACCGACATAGTTCCTTACTCCCCCAGTTCTTATAAAATAGAATTTGAAGGTGGCAGTAACAACGGCTTCGTAGGTAACGCACTCGATGGGTTCGGTAGTCAAGTCGGATTTAGTTTAAAAGCCGTCGTTCAAGTTCTCGGATGGCAGCCGTAAAATGGAAGAGCTTCAAAAACTCTTACTCGAACAAGGAAGTGCTCTAGGATTTGGAGCACTCTTCTTACTTAAAACGGGCGAGATGGTTTGGAAGTATCTAAGGCGTAAAGAGAAAATCACTGAAGACAGCATCAGCCATTTAAAATGCGCTTTAGAGAAAAACACGGCGGAACTTGTTTCGTCCCAAGTTGAAATGAAGAAACTAAAACTTGATCTAAGACGAGCGTTTTACGCGATCAAAAAACTTTCCGGCGCATCGTGGGTTCAAATCGCCGAAGAGATGAGAAACTTTTCTAACGATGAAATAGGGGGCTAAAACAAAATGGCTTTACAAAAAGGTTCGGAAGGGTTCGCAGTTACGAACCTGCAAAAGAATTTGAATCAAATCGGTGCTGCAAAATTAGTTGATGACGGCCTCTTTGGCGACGCAACCTCAGCAGCGGTTGAAGTTTTCCAATCGGTCCATTCACTCCCGATCACGGGCGTCGTCGATGATGCGACTCAAAACGCTATCACTAAAGCACTTGTCGGCCAAATCGTTATGCCTCAAGACGGGCCGGTGCCTTGGATGGCCTGGATGAAATCTCACATTGGTGAGGTTGAACAATCGGGTGCAAAAGCGACTGATTTTGATAACGAGGTTTTCAGCCACACTTCTTATGGGCGCCTTGACGGCGTTATGGCCCCCGGCTGTGCAGCGACGGCTTGTGCCGCTCTTGAAGAATCGGGCTTTAAAAGTCCTCATAACGCTGCCGCTGAGTCGTTTCGAAACTTTGGCGTCCCTTGCGATCTTAAACCGGGCGCAATCGTCGGCTTCAACTGGGAAGGCAAAAAAGGTGTACACGCAGACCATGTAACATTTTGTGACCATATCGTCGATGACAATGTTGTGGCCTGCTTAGGGGGCAATCAATCTCACCAAGTACAAGTCTCTATTTTTTCTAGGCAGTTCATCGATTTCGTAAGATGGCCGAGTGAAGTAGCGGCCGCTGAGCCTTTGCCAGTGCCGGAAGTGGCCGTTGACGCGGCACCTATAAAAGTTAAAAAGTCGAGGGTTTAACGGCCCTCTTGAATTGCCGATAAGTTCTAAAACATACTTAAACCAAAAGGGGAATATAAAATGAAAAATCTATGTCTTACCGTAATGGCCGTTACTATCTGGGTCTATGCGTTTATGGCTCACTCACAAGCCGCACCCGCAGCCGTTGTCGCACCTGCTGCCGCCGTTGTCGCACCTGTCGCAGCCGCAGTTGTATCGGCAGCTCCCGCTGCGTCTTCGTTTCTTAGTGCAGGATTTATCGCACTCGTGATTTCAATTGTTGCTTGCCTCAATATTGCATTGAGCGCGGTTCAACAAATGTTTTCAAGTCTTTCTAAAAGTGAGCCGGGCTGGCTTCAAAGCGTTTCGAGTGTTGTGCTCGCAGTCGCTAAGTTCTTGGGTTCAAACCCAAGCGTTTAAGTTTACATCCCCAGCGTCTTAGGACTCTGGGCGCGGGTACCGACGTAGCTCCCGTTACGTCGGTACCTTGCTTTTTGAAAGGCTGAAATGGGTTCGATCGTTACGCTGATTCAATGTTTGCCGCAAATCTTAGCGCTCATTAAAAGCGTTGAAAAAGCCATCGCCGATGCACAGGCCGAAGTGGCCGTTAAAGACCAACTTGTGAAAGTGAAGGCTGCCTTTGATAATAAAGACGCTACTAGCCTCAACGCTCTTTTTAATAAGTAGCTGCGTTTCAGCGCCACCATTGGCGGCGCCAAATCCAGTTCATTGGCAGTTTGTGGAAATCATCCCGGGTAAGGTCATGGCGTGTTTACCGGACGCTGACGTTCAAGATTTAGCGGCTAGACTTTTAAGATGTGAACAGGCCGCAGCGGCTGAGGCCCCTTAACCCCTTCGCCTTACAATGGTGGGCCAACCGTGCATCGGGTGGGGAACCCAAACTTGCGTTTTATTGACGACAATTCGTACTTTGCCTTTTCGATTCATAAAATAAAAATCATTGAATTCAACGAACTTATCGGCGATCACTTCACGTTTTTTGTAGCGGTGAAGACAGTACTCGAAGAGCTTATAGCTACAAACTATCTGAGTGTGGTTCATTTTCGGTACCTCGGACCTTTCCAACCCTTCGCTTCAAGCGGCAAACCTTTTGCCCACAAAGGCGGTTTACATAGGATTTTAACGAACTCGTCAATTGACCCCTCACCAAATGGTTTTTCACAAAGCGCTTCATCGTGAACCATAAGTAGTGACAGATAACCTTTTTCTTCTAAGCGAACCATCGCGGGCATTATTAAATCTCGGGCCGATGCTTGGACGATGTTCTCGGTCAACGTTCCGCCCCAGGTACGCTCGACAGCCCATTTCTTTGTTTTCGAATTCACGGCCCAAAACTCTAAGGTCTTACGAGGCCCCCACTCAGTTTCTCTCATGGTGATTTGCGGCTCCCGGTACGCAATGCGCCTACCCGAAGGAAGCTGCACCCATAAGAAACCCTTGGTGACTCTAAACATGCACTTACCGACGTTAGGAAGCGAAGCTGGGTTTTCAATCGCTGAAATCGCTGCGTTTTCATAAGCTTTCCAAAGAAGTGGAACTGCTGCATTTGCGGTTCGATATTTTGAAATGGCGTCTTGAGATTGCTCGTCGGTTAGTTTTAGGCGGTACATATCAAAAGCTGTCGTCTGAAACTTCTTCCACCCCATTCCAAATCCCCCACCAAGAATCTGCGCTTTGCCGAGCTGACGTTCTTCTTCGGTGATGTCCTCGTACTTTTTGCCTGTGTTCATCATCGCTTGGTAGATGTAGGGGTCTTTTCCGTCACGTAAAACCTTTAAGCCTGGAATGTTGTCAGCCAACCACCAAAGAACGGCGACCTCGATTTTACTAAAATCGGCAACGAACAACTCTTTACCAGCACTCGGTATGATCATGTTCCTTAGTACCGACGAGAAAAGGACGGCCAGACTTTCGCCGTAAAGGAGTTGAAGCATTTCAGGCTCTAGCTCTATGACGTTGTCGACCAGCTCATAAGGGCGGTCTTTATCTAACTTGATAGCACCTCTTGGAAAGTTGTGGGGCTGAATGCCGGTGCCGGTATCGCGGCCCGTGGAGGCCCCGTGGTAAAGCAGGATGTCACGGCAACGCCCATCGGGCATCGCCCGGTTAAGAAAAGCCTGGTACTTCTTGGTGGAGGTTTTCGACAAAGCGCGGCGAATTTCTAGGAGTGCTTTCATGTCGCCTGAAAGCTTGCCTCCGTTTATAGCGTCGTCAACGGTCTTAGACTTGATGTCTGGGAGCACGATACCTTCGAGGGCGAGAAAATCTAAAATGCTTTTACGAGCACCTGGTTTCGTCACGAGGCCCATCGTGAGGGAGTCGAGGTCCTTTAATTTCTTCTTTGATTCGGCTTCCATTATTGTCACGATCTTTTTGACCGTTGGGATGTCAATTGGGAGACCCCGCCAATTAAGGCGTTGGTTATGAAACCAAATCTCTTGTTCTTCTTTGTTTAGGTCTGGGAGCGACTGGTCAAGTAGTTCTTCAGTGCGAACATCGATTTTGCAGTACTCATAAAGGACGTTCCAAACTTCGGGGTTATCCGAGGCATCTAAGAACTTCTTTGGCTCACCTTCGTGAATTAGTTTTTCCATTCGCTTTCTTAAAAGCTTTTTCCCTGAATGATAGTCGTCTTGAAGTTTTCTCCAAGCGTTCCATTTCTTGGTGGGTTTACAGGTCAGCATCATCGCAACGTAGCCGCGTTTGTCTTTTTGAGTAGTGAGTTTCATCGCGGCACCGGCGCCTTCGAGGTTTCTAGGTAGCGCACACGCCGCAGCTTTCGCCGCTGTACAGCGGTAGTAGTGAAACGGAATCGACGGCCAACCGTACCTCTTCACCAAGATGTTCTCGTAAATACATCTTTCAAAAAACGCGTTGTGAGCCGAAAACTGATAGCCCTCGACGATCGCTTTCACCCACATTTCTTGAAGTTTTATCGACTGGTCTCGCCAATGGCGGTTAACGACTTCAAAGTTTAAAAAGTAGACCTTTGGATTTCCATAGAATTTAAACGCCAAGCATGTCGGCTGCGTAGTTGGGTCGAGTGAGTATTTAAACGCCCCCTCCGCCTTTAAATTTGAGCACGACCTAGTCTCAAAATCGAAGGTAATGCGCTTAATTGGTTTCAAGCTCTCTCACATGAACTAATTTTAAAAGTTCTCTAAAGTCCTCTTCAACACCTAGCGGTCCGTTTAAAAGATACATTTCGTTTCGAATAAGAAAACTTCTTATTCTTTCCCGCCAGTAGGCCAAGCATTCATCCAGAAGTGCCATGATTGTTTCGTCTGAGTCGGTCATCCTATCACCCATTCAAACAACATCGTTCCGCCAACTCCAATTATGATTATTACGGCGACTAGTCCTAAACAGACCAATGCGCCTTGCCAGTCTCGCTCACTCACTCCGCATCCTCCCGGTGTTTGTTTGCTTCCCACTCAAGTAATTCATCATCACGCGCAACGAGTTTAGGACTTTTCGCGCAGGTCTTATGCAGTATTCTTAAATGACCGTCGCGCTTTGCTTCGATGAAGTTATTTCCACGAAGGCCTCTGCCACAATACCAGCAGAACCTAACTCGCGGCTTCAAGGCTCACCTCGATGCTTTGCGAGTTTGGCTAGTGCATGATCCGCATTTAAAATAACCTGGCTGTAGTCTGGCATTTCATGATTCTCTTTCGCCCACTTGTTTAAAGCGACAAGAGCCGCCGCAAGTTCCGCGATGATCTCGGATTGCCTAGCGATTTCATTAATGGCTGCATAGATTCTTTTGCCTCCAGGAGTATCCTTAAGGCGCGCAATCTCAGCCTCAGCATCCCTTAATTTAGTCTTCAAAATTTCTAATTCCAAATTCTCCATGATACTCCTTACAGGCTAAGTCGTAAGCTCTTGCTGCGGCTTCAGGGGTAGGGAAGCCTGATTTACTATGGATTTTTCGACCAGCTACAGAAATCTGAAATGCAAAATTTTTCGAATCCTGTTTTTGATAAACGCCCCGATAGCCCCATTTGTTTTTTCGATGATGATTGATAGAGTTTTGTCTTTTCGTAGCGTGTCGTAGGTTTTCCTTTCTGTTATCGAGTCCATTGTGATTTTTGTGATCTATCTGAGACGCAACAAATCCAGTTATCATTCTGTGCATAAGAAGTGAGCGCTGACGTCCGTTCATGAATATTTTAGTACCGGCATAAAACGTCCGCTTGCTTTTACTAATGTTCCAAGAAAGTCTCGATAGCATTGGATAATCTTCTTCATCTATTAGAACGGTGTGACCTTTAATTATCCACTCACGATGCGGCTTCGTCTGTGATGAGTCGCTCACCACCGCACCTCCGTAGTCATACATATCGCAATCATCGCCAGCAGAGATACGAAGGCCATGGCGTAAACTATTTTAGTATTGTCTGACATGCAGTTCTCCTTTTCGGATCTTTAG